AGTAGCTGCCGTGATCGTCGCGATCAAAAACAGCGTACACCTGCTCGAAGGCGCGAGGCTGGATGTTCTTGTGCTTGTCTCCGAACTCGAACAGTTCCTTGGCATACTGCACCACCTGGATGGGGGCGGTGCCGAGCTCGCTGGGTCGAACTTCGACATTGGCCGTGTGCAACCGGTAAGCCTGCCGGATCTCGCCGAAATAGTTGGGCTCGGTCTTGCTACCTTCCGAGACGATCAGGATGCGGTCATAGCTGGCGCGACGCGCCAGTTTGCGTTCGAGCTGCTGACGTTGGCGCTCTTTCGGGGAATTGTCGCGCGCCATCAGTGATGCACCCCCAGCGTATGGTTGAGGAAGGGAATGCCGCCATATCGTCCCATCAAATAACCACGCTCGAGGGCCTCGTTCTTGCGCGGGCTGAATTCCGACAAGCTCACCAATTCTGAGGCTTGATCACGATCTTTCTCCACGAACCAGATCTGGTCACGCCGGAACAGATCCGGGGCATCCAGCAGCGACGTGTCGTGGGTGGTGAAAATCAGCTGCGCGCCGCCCGTATTGATTTCGGGACGGTGAAACAGCCGCACGAGCTCACGCACCAACAGGGTGTGCAGGCTGGTGTCCAACTCGTCGATCACCAGTGTCAGTCCTTTGCGCAGGATGTCCAGCACTGGGCCGGTGAGGAACAGCAGGTTTCTCGTGCCGTTGGACTCATCCATCAGGTCAAAGACGGCTTGGCCCTGCTCTGTCGCGTGGGAGAAACGCAGCTGGTGCTCTTCGACCTCCTCGTTGCGCACTTCGGTCTTGCCGGCGACCAGATCAAAATGCACGGCCTGTCCCGGCACCTTGCGCGTGACCACCTCGATGTCCGCAATGCTGATATCGGCGGCCGACAAGAAGTCGCAGATTTGCCGGCGGCCTTCGGCTTGCTGCAGCATCTGGATGGAAACCTGTGGGCTGAGCTGCGCCTGCTCGTTGAAGATCACGAGCCCATTAACGAACCAGTCGAAGATTGGCCGAAGCGCATCGCTATTGAGCTGGACGGCCATCGACAGGAACAACGCATTCGGACGGGTCGCCCCTTCCCAAAGATTCTTCGGTCCTTTCAAGCCAGGGCCAAAGTCATACACGTCCTTGCCTGTCTGGGCATCGTAGCGACGCTCGTACCAACGCTGGGGCTTGAAGGCCTTGTAGACCAGCAAGTGCTCGCTGACGATACGCTGGGGTGTCATCGAAAAGCCGTACTGATACCGGACACCGTCGATGATGAAGGTCACCTCGAAGGCCGTGGGCTCCTTGGCCGACTGCGCATCGAGTCGGAATGGCTGTACGGCAAAGGTCTGGCCAGGCTGGATAACAGTCGCCGACTCGGCAACCACGCCGCGCATGTACTGAAGCGCTTTGATCAGATTGGACTTGCCACTGGCATTGGCACCGTAGATGGCAGCACTGCGCAGCACGCTGGGAGCAGCCTTAAGCCCCGTGCTCACCGTGTGCGTGTCCTGCAGCGTCTTGTCCTTAGAGGCGACAAGGCTGAGCACCTGCTCTTCACGCAGGGAGCGAAAATTCTCCACTCTAAACTCAACAAGCATCATCCACCTCCATATCACACCAATAAAAGTATATTTTGCATAGATAGCGCAAAAACTCAAGTTATTTTATACCGAAAGCAAAAATCCCCCGATCCCACCGCCGGCAAAGGCAGTGAGATCGGGGGATCGTCGTTTCAAGTTGTAGTGCTCGGCCGCACCGGTCACCGAACCGGCCCACGCCACTTGTCGAAGCTGCGTGCCCCGGTGTAGCCCAGGTAGCCCGCACCGAAGAGCCACCACAAACTCTCGGGCACCGCGCCCAGCAGCTTATTGAGGTTCTCCGCCGCCTGAAAGACGTGCGTTGGCCACCAGATGCCGATGATGGCACCCATCACGCACAGCAGGATCACGCCGTAGATCACGTACAGAAACGTCGGCCGTGCCCGGCTGGTCCAGGGGTCCTGCGAGTTGGCTTCAGCCAGGATCGCCGACAGGCTGGTCTGCATCTCCTGCAGCGCCAGTTGCCCTTCGGCTTGCAGCAGCGCAAGCTTGGCTTTTTCGCGCTCGGCAGGATCGGGCACCAGGCGGTCGATCAGACGACTGCCGGCTTCCAGCAGGCCCGGGGCCAAGGTGGTGAGGATCGGACTCATACCGTGCCCTCCACAAATTCCGCCATCCGGTTCATCCAGCCGGCAGCAAACGCCGACTGCTTGGGATCGTTGGTGATCAGCCGTCCGAGATGGCGCAGGCGCTGCCCCAGCACCTTGCCGTAGAGCACACCTTGGTCGGCAGCAGCGAGCGCTGCCAAGGTCTTGGGACCGATCACGCCGTCAGCGGTCACACCCAATGCGCTCTGCAGCCACTGCACCGCTCGCTTTGGCCCGGAATGCACACCAGCATCAACCAGCAGGTGCAGCAGCGCCGGATGCGTGACGGCCTCGAACCCGGGGCCGGTGATGTACTGCTGGCGGTAGATGGCGCGGGCTTCGGTTTCCGTCAGCGCCTGCACTTCAGCAGCCGTGGCGGGGCGACCGAGCTTGCGCCAGCTGCCCAGCGTCTGCGCGGTGATGCCGAAGTTGGTTGGCCCACCTCGGTCGGCAGGATGGTTCACATAGCCGCCCTCACGGCGGATGATTTCGTCGAGGATGGTGTCGATGGGGTTCATGGCCGCTCCTTGCCCAGACGCGTCTGCGCCCAGCGCTCCAGTTGATAGATGGCCTGGCTACCCATGTGGCCGGAGATGCCGACCAGTGCAGCGGTGACCAGCGGATTGAACTGCGCGGCCTCGCACAGCCAGAAGGTGATGAGGCCAGCGAAAGCGGAGGTGGCGATCTCGCCGATGAGTTCAACCACGTTGAAGGCACGGGTCTCACCGGATTTGACCTTGCGGTAGAAATTGACCAGGCCACCCCAGGCGGCCAGGCCCGTCACCCACAGGTAGGTGATCAGGCCGTAGGTCGAAGGATCTTTTTCGGGCACGGTGGCCTCCTTATGCGTTGGGTTCAGCGGGGTTATCGGTCACTGGCACGGCCGAAGCGGTGAATCGCTCGCACTCGACCTGCGTCGTGAATCCCTGGGCGCCCAGGCGGTGCTCGACGCGCTTGATGCGCCAGTCGGTCGGGATGCAGGGGCGCAGATCGATGGATAGCCGCCCCTCGGCAGCGAGTCGTGGATCGCCCGGCAAGCTGAAGGACAGTTCGCCCTGCCCACGCTCCCCAGTGTTCTTGCGGGTAGCAGCCGCCGCCTTGGCTTCCGCTTCGGTGGCGTGGACGTAGCGGATTTCCTCGAAGGGCGGCGATCCAGTGGTCACTTCCCGGCGCTCGCCTTTCTCGAAGTCCCACCAATAAGCCTTGGTGCCGCCGGTGGCTGTCGTCGGTGGTTTTTGCGTATCGCCATCGCTGGTCGAGCCGCTGCCGCCAGGTTTGCGCGCCGAGTGCCGGTAGCGCCACTCCGCCAGATCACTCGCTGTGAGTTTGATCGTCGGCATCACCTGGCCGGTGATGGTCTTGATCGCGCCTTGCTTGGCCAGCACCAGAAACCCGGCCACGGGTTTGGCCACGGCATCGTGCTTGGCCGCCAGGCGCGTGAGCAGCGCCATGTCCGACTCCTCGGTCTGGTCCAGATGCGGGATCGCGATGGCGCCCAGCTCCGGATCGATCTTGGCCTGATACCGGTGCTCGGCAGCGATGGTCTCGGCCAGTTGGCCCAGCGTCGTCGCATCCCAGGAGCGGGTCTTGGGACTGCGAAACGGCCCGACCATATCGGCGGCCTTGGCCGAGACGGTCAACGTCGCGGGCGGCGAGCGGATCTCGACCTCATCGACGATGAAACGCCCCAAGGACACCAGCCGGGTTTCGGCATAGCCCAGCGACACGGTGAGCACCGTGCCGATGCGCGGCAGTTCGGCAATCGCGCCGTCCTCACGGCGGCGATCATCGAGGGTCAGCTTCAGCTCATCGGACTGGATGCCGGCTTCGTCAGTGACCACCAGCTCGATCAGCCGGTCGCGGATGGCAGCGGTGATCTCTTGGCTGCCGGCGTAAATGCGGAACAGTGGTTGCATGGCCCCCTCCTCGTATTGGGCTCACGACCACAGCCGGATCACCGGCGCTTCAGTCGGCAGCGGCAGATCGGGCAACTCGACCACCAGGCCAGCCACAAGGACCGGGGACAACTGGGCCAACTGCGGATTGGCTTCGAGCACGGCGGTCAATACATCGCTGCGCCCGTAATGCCGCCAGACCAGATCGTCGAGCACATCGCCATCACGGGTGACCATCCGTTTGAAGATCGGTCGGGTCATGGCTGATCCTCCCCATAGGCCTTGAGCTTGATGCGGAACTCGATCCGGCGCGCTTGACCGTCATCGGCAAACACGGTGCGGGTGTCGCCGATCTCCGTGATCACCCAGGCACCCCAGATGCGGCCGAGACCATCGACCAGTTGCAGCGGCTTGCCGGCGTCAGCAAGGGATCTCATGGCTTCGATCTGCCCCAGGCCACCCTTGAAGCTCGGGTAGATCACGCCGTCGAGTTCGATCTCGCCAACGTTGCGTCCCACGAACTGCAACGCAGGATCGCGGTTAATCCTCGCCTGCTCCTGCCAGCGCCAGGACTGGTTGAGTGAGAATTTTTGGTAAGCGAGCGTGGCGATTTCAAAACGAAACTCGCCCAGGCCCAACATCACACGTTCGGCCATGTCACACCTCGACAAAAAATAGGGAAGGAGACTGACGTGCTTGGGATCAGTCGTACATCGCGGCAGCCGGGCTGCGGGTGGTCTCTCGCATCAGGGCGCGCAGGCGCGACTCGATGAGCGCGGCGATCTCGCGCGCATCCATCCCGGGTGGGGCATTGACCGTGATCGGGGCCGAGAGTGAAACACTGGTGTTGCCACGTGCGGCCAGCGGTTGCGCCGGCATCGTCACCGGCCTGGCCCCTGCCACTAACGGGCTGCCCGCCGACATCGGCGCGATGCCAACGGGTGCGGTACCGACGGATGTGCGTGACGCGACCAGTGAGGCGGTATTGCCCACCGTTGCCGGACGCGCAGTAGCCGGTGCCGTGGCGGTGGGCGACGCCGGCTTATCGCTACCGAAGAGCGAACCGAACCAGTCACCGACCTGCTTGCCTGCATTCATCACCCAGCCGATCTTGCCGGCGATCCAGTCGATGGCTTGACCGACGGTGGCGGTGATGCCCGACCAGAGACTGGTCATGAAATCCGCCACCGGTTGCCAGGCCGCGCTAATCAGGGCCAAGGGGGAGAAAGACACCAGGGCCGTAAAACCCTCAATCACCCACCCCACCAGCGTGCCCACCGCGCGAATCGGAAGCGTCAGCACCGTAAAAGCCGTGCTCAACGCACTGCCGATCACCGCCCCGAGAGACTGGCCGGATGCAGACAGACTGTTGAACGCCTCCGTGGAGAGTGTCACTGGCGCGAGCAAAGCCCCGATCCAGCCCACCACCCGGCTCACGCC